TCACTCCATACCTTTTTACCTTTTACATAGCAGGTTACACGTGGGTGATAAAGATAATGTAATAACATTCCATGATATTCTATTGGTTTTGTAGCCTTTCTTGATACTTCTGGGTATACGCCGTCTTTCATTGTTTAACCCTCCTTATTTATTTGTTTGTGTATCATAATAATAATTATAATAATAGTATCGTATGTTGTCAATACGAGTTTATTGAGTTTCCGGGCACCTATAAAAAATAGTTTCAGCCACCAGAGAGGATTTCCGGACGATTGGCAAATTATTTTTGATAGGATATTTGGAGTGTAACTTATTGATATTATTATAATGAGATATACCATTATATAATACACATATATAAGGTGGGTAATTATTACCGTAACGATTCTAATTGACACGGTGATAATAATGTGGTTTTATGGATACATGCCAGCCGGACGGCCAACAAAGTATAAGAAACAGTACTGCGAAGAAATTCTGAGATATTTCGATGTTCCACTCACAAATTTAGAAAAGAAAACAGTCATAACTAAACTTGGGCCTACAATAATTAATGTAGAAAAACCAAACAAACTCCCCACGGTTGGTGGATTTGCCATTAAAATAGGCGTTTTGCCAAAAACATTGATTGATTGGGCGGAACATTATCCAGAATTTTCGGAATCGTATAGCAAAGCCCTTGAATTAGAAAAGGAATTTCTTATTCAGAATGGTTTGAAAGGGTTCTATCAGCCGAATATTTTCCAGTTCATCGCATCAAATCTTACTGACATGCGAAACAAAGAGACCAAAGAGCACACGGGTGCTGATGGAGGCCCGGTCGAGACAAAAATCACTGTAGAATTTATACAGTCGGATAAAGGGAAAGAAGAATGATATTAACAGGTTCTAAACGGCTCTATCCTGTTAAGCCCATAAGTAAAACTTATAGGTTGTTAGAGGTATTCGTGGAAGATCAATATGGCAGTAGCAATAAAACCACATGCGGCGTGTGGCCCGCGCTCCAAAGATATACAGATCTTATACGTCATGTTTTTATAGGTTCTTGCCAATACCTTAATGGCAAGGTCGGGCGGTTTGACCCCGTTAACGGTCGGTCTGGTAAAAGTGTGTGGTTTTCCCATGTTTCTCCCTGCATGGTTTTGCCCTAAGTCATTAATACATGACGGGTATAAGGGCCACGGCTTTAAAGTAGTATATAAGTTTTTGTTATAGGGTATAAGTAAAACTTATGACTGACCAGAAAATAAAAGTCACCATCCCTCAAAAACTCCAATTTCTTTTTACCCCCTCTCGCTATAAAGTTGCCCGTGGAGGCAGGGGATCAGGCAAATCATGGTCTTTTGCGCGCGCCTTGCTTATCCTTGGTATCTCAAAGAGATTGCGTATCCTCTGCACAAGAGAGATACAAAACTCAATCAAGCAATCAGTCCACAAGTTATTAGCAGATCAGATACAACAACTCGGATTAACAAGCTATTACACGGTCCTTGACAATGAGATACGAGGCACCAACGGAACAGAGTTTGCCTTTGTAGGTTTATCCTCACTAACCGTTGACGCCATCAAGAGCTTTGAAGGGTATGATATTTGCTGGGTAGAGGAAGGCCAGGTAATCTCAAAGCGATCATGGGACATCCTCATTCCGACAATTCGTAAAGATTGCAGTGAGATATGGATAAGCTACAACCCAGACCTTGAGACGGATGAGACACACCAGCGCTTTACTGTCAAGCCGCCAAACAACTGTATTAACGTTGAGGTTAACTGGAGAGATAACCCGTATTTTAACGATGTGTTAGAGACTGAGCGCCTGCACTGTAAGGCCACCAACCCCGATGATTATGAGAACATTTGGGAGGGGAAATGCAGACCGGCAGTAGAGGGCGCAATCTACCACAAGCAGATTATGGAGGCAGAGGAAAACGGGCATATCTGCAACGTGCCGTATGACCCTATCTTATCTGTCCATGTGATTGTTGATCTGGGTTGGGATGATAGTCTTGGATGCGCTTTAGTGCAACGGCAATCATCAGAGGTACGATTGATTGAGTATCTTGAGGTATCCCATACCACATTACCAGAGTTATCAAGCGAGCTAAAAACACGCCCCTATAACTGGGGCCGTGTCTGGCTCCCGCATGATGGATTTGCAAAAACATTAAACGCAGGAGGCAGGAGCACTTATGACATTATGACGGCCTTGGGTTGGGTATGTGCGCCGAGAGAGGAAATAGTTGAAATGTCAGTCGAGGAAGGGATCAGGCACACCCGCATGATGTTTGGCAGGATGTACTTTGATGCTACCCGATGCCACGCCATGCAAGCACCGCCGAATGTGGGAAATGTCAGGCACACCCTCTTGTCATGGAGATTGATTGAGTGCGTCAAACGATACCGGAGGCATGTAAACCGGGCCACCGAGACAACACAGGCACCCTTAAAGGATATGTATGCACATGGGGCAGACACCTTGCGCTATGTTGCCATAAACGCAGACAAAATGGAATCAAGGGGTAAGATTGGTAAGGCTTTGCCGAATGTTCCAAGAGTAGCCAATACATACGCTTATAACCCACAGATGCGAGGTGTTATACGATGAGCAAATGGATTCAAGTGTTTCGAGGTAAGGCAAGGCGCAAGGACCAGGAGCGCTGGGCTTGCTGTGGTTGTGGCTCGACCTTCGAAGGCAATCACAACCAGACACCACACAACGGAGTTTGTAAGTGTGCTGAGTGCAAGGGGCACCTTGGGAACACGGAATTATATCGCAGGAATTACGATCGCATAAATTGGAGCGGGATAAATGGCAAGGCGTAAACAGCAAGACCCTGAGTTAATCACCGACCCGAAGGAACTTGAGGAACGCAAAGAAGCGGCTACGGCGTATGGGGATGAAAACCCCGATATGTATGTGGAATATTGCCACGAATGCATAAAAGAGAGTGAGAAGGCCACCCATGACATACGCTATCTCTGGGATGAGTGCTACAAGGCATACCGGGCCAAGATAGATTACAGCAATAAGCAGGATTGGCAGGCCAAAGTCATAACAGGTGACATGATGGCCGTTGTCAAGCAGGCTACCGCTATTGTCAGGAAGGCATTTCGTCAGCCCGATTGGTTCAACGTAGACCCCCAGGGCGATGATGACGCAATAACCGCACAATTCAACCGAGAGCTCTTAACCTTTTGGCTCAACCAGCAACACGGGAAATTCGGGACCAAGTTTAGTGATGCTTGCGAGTTAGGCTTCGCTATCGGGCAATCTCATGAGATCATCCCTCGTTGGGAAGATGGAGTTGGATTGACCTTCGACCTTGTACCTCCCTGGCAGATACACCGCGATCCTGATGCAAGCCCCCGCGATCCGTGGAGTGGAAACTATTGGATTCACACGGAATGGCTGGACTTGTGGAGAGTAAAGGCATTGGGAGAGAATGGGCGCTATGTCAGGCTTGAAGATGTGACAGCCTCAGAGAACCAATGGCCTGCAGGAGAGAGCCAGGAAAAGAGGGCAAGACGGAAAGGGCAGTACCATCAACGGAATACCTACCGACAGTCCGTGAAGGTTATCGAACAGTGGGGCGTGGTACTTGACAAGCAGGGCAATATGCTACTACCCAACGCACGTTTCATGGTTGCCGGTGATGTGCTTATTCTCAACCCGGAACCTTCGCCGTATCCTACGCTACGCTGGCCAGGTGTATCGTTTTCCCCCATGCCAGATATGTTTGCTTTCGAAGGCCACGGATTAGTTGAGTCAAGCCTGTTTCTGTGGCTCATGTCATGCAATCTCATGAGCCTACACATTGATGATCTTAACTGGCGCGTCAACCGGATACGGGAGATCAACCGTTTTCTCATGGAAGACCCAACCGACGTAATTATTGAACCTGGAAAACCGATATTCAGGGCTGAAAATGCACCATTGACCGGAGAGATTATTCGTGATGCCTACGTTCAGGGCAGGAACACGGACGAGGTGCTTGCAATCCTCCAATACTACGACAGCAAACGGGAAAACGGCTCATTCATCAACCAGTTTGTTGCAGGACTTCCCGGACAGCGAAGTAACATAACGAAGGGCGAGGTTGAGATCAAGACAGAACAGTCCATGGGTATCTTCGACAGCATAGGCGAGGATATAGAGGAAGCAGCTATTCACGTTATCAAGGCAGTTCTTGAAACC